TAATAGTCTATAGTTTGAGTCTTTGCTTGAATATCCCTTTGTACTCTTTTTCTTTCTTCATATGGTGATTCTTCTCCAGTAAATTTACTAACTATCATTCCAGCCATATTTTCAGCACTTGAAAAACTTGTCCAATTTTTTATAGCAGCTTCACTTAGCTCTTTTCTTTTTCCAAGCAATTCTTCCTTACTCATTTTTTCAACTGATGTTCTATTAAATGTAACACCTTTTGCTTTATTAAAAGAATCAGCTGCCTTTTGTGACATTGGCTCAATATATTTTTCATTAAGCCATTTACCAAATTCGTATCCAGCTTTCAATGACGCTAACACTAATGCGGCTGCGCCTGCCCATTTTTGCGCCTTGCTTAAAGAACTATCTAGTTTTCCAGTTGCATTAGATGCAGCATTACCCATGTTACCTAAATTATTTGTTGCGCTTTTTGCGCCTCTTGAAACACTAAATAAACTTCTTCCAATATCGTTCATGTGTTTAACTGTATCTATAGCTATCACAGCTAACATAACAGATTTATATCCAACCCATGCGGCTATTGCTACTTTAACAACTGGAATAAGTGTATCAATTGTTCTTTTGGTTGTCTTCAATAAATCAACAAAATCTTTTACTCCTTTTTTAACATCTTTTGGATTTATTGATCTTATTTTTTTGATTGCCATATCTAGATATTTTGGAATATCTTTTCCAAATGAATCAATTATTGTAAACCCTACTTCAAGAACAGCAGATTTTATTGATAAAATTTTATTTTCATAAGATTTTGACATTCTTTCAGCTTGAATGTCAACATATCCAGATGAATTTCTTGCCTGTTCTCTTAATTGTTCTATTGTTGCTTTTCCTGCATCTTTTGAAACTTTTATCCCTTGATCAAAAACAGCAGACATTCCAGCAATTGCTCTTTTTCCAAAAATATCAGACATACTTTTTATTTTTTCAGCTTGACTCATTTTATTGTATTTAGATTCTAGTTGACCTAGTATGTCTATTATATCTAGCAATTCTCCTTTTTGATCTTTTACTTTTATATTAAGTTTTTTCATTCCTTCTTTTGCTGCGCCTGTTCCTGCTGTCATATTCAATATTGCATTTTTCAACGCAGTTGCAGCAAGTGTTCCTTTTATACCAGCGCTAGCCATTGGCCTAATCAATGCGGAAAAAGTTGTTAGATCTCCACCTGCTAGTTTAACAACTGGTCCACCCATTTTTATTGTCTCGAACATTTCTAAAAGATCTGTGTTTGTGCTGTTTGCTGTAAATGCCAGGATATCACTTGCTTTTTTATACTGATCAACTTTTAGCCCAAACGCGCCCAAAGAATCAGAAGCAATGTCAGCTGTTGTTGCTAGATCTAAACCTGCTGATTGCGCTAATTTAGCAGTAGGGGCAACAAGATCTAAACTATCTTTTAGGTTGTAACCAGCTTTTGCAAAGAAGTCTATCGCCTCTGCTGATTCTCCCGCCATGTATCTAGTAACCGATCCAACTTCCCTTGCTTTTTTTATTATACTGTCATATTCTTTTGATTCTTTTTCGAAACCAAACCTAGCAGCTGCTTTTACGCTTGCACTATCAAGTTTTATTACTTCATCAATTAACTCTGAAACTTGGTTTCTTGCAACAGATAGGCCAGCTGTTATAGCCCTTGCCCCCAAAATACCACCCATTACGCTTTTAACTGACAGTGCATCTTTTCTCATTCTTTTAAATATTGAATGAGAATGCCTATCCATTTTAGACAGCTTTGATCCTATGTTCTTTATTGAATTTGCAAGGCTGTCATCTTTTCCGATGAATGGTATTTTAACGCTATAATCAGGCAATTATTTTTTATTCCTTGCTTTGATTATTTTTTTTGCATATGTAGACCAATATAGTAATTCTCTAAAATTCATTTTCATTATTGATTCAGCATTTTGGCCAAATGCAAAAAGGTCTAATGACATTTGGTGTATTCTGCTTAATATTGTTTTTCCAAAATCACCTATCCTATCTGGGCAACTGATAAAAAAGAATATATTGCTTCCGAAACGTTATAATCTTTGTGTTCTAGCTTTCCTATAAAAAGTGGCCCCTTTCCACACAGAAAACCTAGTAGTGCTCTTTTTTTCTCCTCTGCTTTTTCTATCCCGTCAATGGCCATTGCGCTACCGCTACCTAGTGATTTATATTCAATAGCATTAATGCCACCAATTGGTTTAGATAACTGCTGAGAAACAGAAACACCTCCGTCTACTGAAACAGAAATTTCAATAAGCCCGTTCATTATGTGTTTCTTTATTTTTTCAATTGACACCTTTAATGGAAGTGTTTTTAGTTCAGATGATAAAACCTCCAAATTAATATCATAGTAATCCATAAACAATTCTATTTGTCTGTTGGCTTCTTTTTCTGGAATTATTGCTGTATCTGTTTTTTCTTCAGTCATTTTTTTTTCTACCATTTTTTTTTACCCAACTGTTACGGGTACAGATGGAAATATTGTTATACCAACTGTTCCCTCCAATGAACTGCTGCTTACTATATCAAATGTTCCGTTTATATATGCCGTTGTTCCATCTATAAATGATATTGTGATTTCTCCATCTTCAGGTGATAACAGATCATATATACCTTGCATTGAAGCAAAGTCTTTAAACTGTAACACAAGCCCTGTTATTTCTGGAACTTGTTTAGTTACCTTTGTTGTATTCTCACCACTTGAGGATTTTTTTTCATATTTCATTGAAGGTTTTATATCAACATCACTTTCTGGTGATACATCAAAACCTACCCCAAAAACACTACATCCTGGTATACTTCCATGTGCCATTTTATTTACTCCTTTACTGTGTAAGCACAGCTAGTGATACATCGGCTTGAACATTTGTGGTTATAATTCCACCTTCACCGCTGTATATTACTGGTAAAACGTTTATAAAACCTTTTCCTCCGTCTCTTATCTGGACATAGGAACTTGGATCTGCAACAATCTTATCTTTTGTAAATGTAGATGTATACAACCAACCGAGGTTTCCAAAATTTTTAGCAAGTGAGCATAAACTTGCAACTACCATTTTTATATCACGAGCTTTTTGTTTAGCGACAATATCATTAACCTCTGATACGTCTAATACAATTGTAATGTTTTTCCACTTCTCAGCTGAAAACCATAGTTTTGTTGCGTTGCAAATATTTTGAGTAATTGCGTTATGTCTCATGCTCCTATAAATATTGCTATTATCTGGCACATCATCAGGATGATAAAATGTAACAAGATCTTTTATAACGAGATTTCCACCGTAAATGTCGGTTGTGCTGATGCCTGCTTTAACAGCATATTCCATTCCTGTATCATAGTTATCTGTCCATCTTGTTCCCATTATACCAGGTATTATTCCGTTCAGTGTTTTATCGACATAGGTTGATTCTGGATTTGCAATAGCAGTTGATTCCCTAATTGCCATTGCGCAAGCCGCTATTTCAGCAGGGTGATTTGGGCTACCTGGCGCAGCAATAACACAGTTTGTTCGATCTGTTTTTCGTCCATCGCCTAATGTTATTAAATCGTCTAAACCATCATCACCACTAGCAACAGTATCACCCATTATACATTGAAATGGCCTTGCAACTGTGTTTTTATAGTTACCAACTTTTTCGTTTCCAATGCCATTATAGATTGATAACGCATCCATAGTTGCAGTGTGTTGACCATATGAATGAACAATACATGTCTTAAAATCCTGATTCTGTTGATCACCTGTTCCAAGTGCGTCTAGTGCATCTTGAATGTCTGGCGTTCCTGTCCCTCCAGACATATCAACAATAGTAAGTGTTAAACCACTTGGGATAGCTTGATTTGAATAGAGTGAATGCTCAAGTGTAACATTGTTTCCATATGTGCTAGTATCCTTTGCTGTTAAATCAACCTGTGTATCATCAACGCCATTTATTACTGCATCAACTGGTAAGTTTTTATCATCAGTTATTGCAGCTATAATTTTAATTGCTATCTCTGCTGCTGTTTCGTCTTTTATAACACTAACTGGTACATAATCACCAGCAATAAACAAGCTTAACTCTTTTGATTCTGTTGCTGTACCTGTAACTGTTATTGTCCCTGTAGCTTGATCACCTGCTACCTCTGCTTGTGGAATTAGGCTAACACGAAAACCTGGATATTGCCGAAAGAACGCTCTAGCCAACCTATGAATTGGAAAACCAAAACCCAACTGAACACCAGCTTCTTCAGCAGATCCAACGACAATTTCTTCTTCTTCAACAATTGCGGTTTTAGTTGGATCATATGTTCCAATTATTACCGGTTTTCTTTCCAACCTTTGGACCTTTGGATTGAAATTTACATTTTCAAACCCAACACCAACACCAGATGCTAAACTATTAGGTGCTATTCCCATTTTTATTACTCCTCGTCGTTAATAACGAAATCTTGATCGTTATCTTGTTCGTCCATATCATAAACATTTACTGTTGTTTCCAATATTGGTTCCTCTGATTCAACAGGTGTTGCACCACCTATTGTTTCGTCAACTGAAATTGATATAAAAAAATCTATTTCAAAAAGTGTCAATCTTCCAAACTTCATTGGAGGTTTTGACTTCCATCCTTTTATGTTTCTATTGTATCCATTTTCATTAAAACTATAGTTTGTTGAATCAGATATGATTCCGAATACAATATCAAAACATTCAAACGCTGAATCTTGAGCCAATGCTGTTGAATTTTGCGCTTCGTTTATTGCTTCTATTTTTTCTTCTGTTGTTGATCCATCATCCTCTATTGTAGCTATATTCATTTTTGCTGATTTTGATGATGTTATTCTGATTATAAAATCAATATCATGTTTAAATGGACCATTCCTTTTATTTGAAGGAAACTGACCTTCATTCATTATTATTTGAACCGATCTGTAATCATCTTTTGTACCTACGTCTGATTCTGCTTTTTTCTTGTATCCAACAACAGAAAACCTATCAAGTGATCCATCGCCAAGTAAATCAACTATTTTATTTTTCAATGTATAACAGTTCATGATTGTTCAACCGCAACTAATCTTAATGTAATAAACCCTATTGATTTATTTATTTCAACTGGTCTTTCACATGTATAGTTAACCATTGTTTCGGATCCTATTTTTTCAGGGATCCTAACTATCCATTTTTCACCAGTTTCTGGCACCCTTTCAAGATCTTCAAGATGTATTGAGACAACTGGATCGTTTACTATGATTTCATTTCCATCATCGCTTTGAACAACATCAGAATAAACAACCCTTCCATGAATTCCGAGATATTCAATAGCACTAGGCGATACTAGTTCAACAGGTACACCCCATTTATCAGCGTCGCCTAGCGCTATTCGACTATCCCTTATAACTCTTTCCCTAATCGACATCTTCTATTTTTAGTTTTTCAGGTTGTTTGTTTATTTTTTTTTGAGGTTTTTTGTTTATTTCTTGTTCCTGTTTTACTTCTTGCTCTTGTTTTGATTTCAATATGATTTCTTCCGAAATTAACTTCCTACCTTCAAAAACCCTTTTTCTGATCTTTTTCATTTCTTGATCTCCTTTAGGTTTTTGTTTTTCAACTCGGATGCAAGCTGTTCATCAGACAGTTTCTCTATCTCCTCTTGTGGAATTTCTTCTCCCCTGTGATATATCTTGCCCCTTAGTTTATATGCACCTTTGCAATTGTTTATAATTACAATCTCAGCTTGTACAACCTTTTTTGGGCGTTTCTTTTTTTCTGATTTCTTTTCTTCTTGGAAACCTTCTTTTGGTTCAATCATCTTTTTTTTATCCTTTAGCTATTATCTGTTCCAGCATTTTCAATTACAGCGATTGCATCTGTTTGCTTAGGTACAAACAGTGGCGCTACTTGAGCCCTTGCAATAACTCCGCTGTTTTGTGGTGTTCGATAAAAATCATAATAAACACCCTTCAACGGATAACCCTTTGACAGATTTGGCGGACCAGACAGATCGGGATTGTTCAGGTCAAACCCAAAAAGATCCATCATGTTTTGGGCCTCACTTGGCGACATTGGAAGAGTATCAGGTGGTCCCCAGTGTTTTTCCATAACTGCATTTGTGCTCATTACAACAACCTTAACAGCTGGCATTTGCTTTGTTTGTGTGACAACTCCTGTGTCATAGTCAACTGCATCATAGATTGCGCCATATGTCCAAAGGTGCAACGTCCTTCCTTTTGGCGTTTTCAGGGTAGCTTGATACAGAAAACCAGCTTGAGACATCCACTCGTAACCAGGAGGAACAGCAACACCAATACCTCCACGTATGTCGACAACATTTCTTGCATCAACAGCAGCAGTCCAATAATCAGTTA